AAGGAGCGCTTATGTATGCAGAAGGGGTAGCGGCTTTCTTTCCACCTACGGCTATTATGGTAGCTGAACTAAATGCCTTAAACCCCTTAATAGAAAAAGCTGGCGAAGAAATGGCCAAGGCTATGGAGAAAGCCGAAAGCTTAGCCGAAATACAGTTTCTTTTGGCCGAAGCTACTAAGGCCTATACTGTAGAAAGCGCTGAGCTACAAAAGACAATAGACCTTGAACAAAAGAAAATAGACGATACTACCCGAAGCTATGAGGATAGGACAGAAGCACTTGACAAACAGTCAGAAGCCCTAAAGAAAAAAGCACAACTAGACTTAAACCAAGCGCAAATACAAGAAGATGCACTAAGGCAACAGCTTGATATAACAGCAAAGTATGAAGAGCGACAAGCAATAGAGCAAGAGCTAGCCCAGGCTATAGCAGATAGAATTGACAAAGAAACACAAGTAAGCCTAATAGAACTAGATAACGCACAAAAGCGAACTGAAATAGACCTAGAAGAGCTAGAAAGAAAGAGGAGTATAAACCAGCAAATAGAAGACCTACGAGTACAAAATATACAAAGCGAAAGGGACCAAATAATAGAACAGGCCGAACTAGATAGGGAAAGGGCGCTACAGGAACTAGAACTACTAAGAGCTAGCGAAGAAGAGAAGGCCGCTATAATGGCTGAGTATAGAGAAGCTGAGCGTATAGCTTTGGCTACTTTTGATGCTGAGCAAGAAATAAAAAATAAAGAACTAAGAGAAAAAGAACTAGAGCAAGAAAAAGCCCTACAAGATGCTAAGATAGGTATAGCTAAAAGTACAGTAGCTGGTATAGCTAGCCTTGGGGAATTTCTTACTGAAACAGGCGCTATAAACGCTGAAAAAGGGTTTAAGGTAAGTAAAGCTTTAGGTATAGCCCAGGCTACTATAAGCACTATAGAAGGGGTAGTAAATGCTTTAACAGCAAAGAGTACTATACCTGAGCCTTTCGGCCAGGCGCTTAAAATAGCAAATGCTACAAGTATAGGGCTAGCTGGGGCTGTAAATATAGCTAAGATAAAGGCTACTAAATTTGAAGGCGGCAGCCCTAGCCCTACAACCCCTAGCGCTGGCGGTGGCGCTAGTTCCTTTGGTGGCGGGTCCACAGGTCCTACTGTAGACTTTAGCTTTTTAGAGCAAGGCCCACAACAAAATACAGTGCAAGCCTATGTACTAGAACAGAATGTAAGTAATAGCCAAGAAGCTAACCAACTAATAAAAGACCAAGCTAAACTATAAAAGAATGAAACTAGTAGAATATATTATAGACGATGAAGAGCAAAACGAAGTATACGCTATAAGCCTGGTAGACCAGCCAGCTATAGAAATGGACTTTATACACTTCAATAAAGAAGAGCAAGTAAAGTACCAAGCTATAGATAATGAACAGCGTATACTACTAGGCCCTATCTTAGTACCTGACAAGCCTATATATAGAAAGCAAGGCGAGGAAGAATGGTACGCTTATATGAGCAAAGAAACGGTAAAGAAGGTAGCCTATAGATACCTTACCCAAGGGTACAGCGGTAACACCACTATACAACACGAAGAGCCAGTAAAAGGGGTATATCTAGTAGAAAGCTGGCTAAAAGTAGGTAAAGATAAAAGCGAAGAGTACGGCCTAGAGCTACCTACTGGTACCTGGGTAGGAGCCTTTAAAGTAGATAACGACACTATATGGCAAGACTTCATAAAGACAGGCGAAATAAAAGGCTTTAGTATAGAAGGGTATTTTAGCCGCAAAGCTGAAGAGCTAGCCAAGGCTACTATAAAGAAAGATAAGCGCTATAAAAAGGGTACTAAGGTAGAAATGGAAAGCTATACAGACTACCCAAAAGAAGTACAAGAAAACGCTAAAAAAGGTATAGAGCTTAACCTACAAATAGGTAATAAATGCGCTACACAAGTAGGTAAAGTAAGAGCTAGACAGCTAGCCAAGGGCGAGCCTATAAGCTTAGAAACTATTAAGCGAATGTATAGTTATTTAAGTAGGGCCGAAGAAGACTATAACCCCGAAGATATAGAAGCTTGTGGTACTATAAGCTATTTACTTTGGGGCGGTAAGGCTGGCTTAACCTGGAGCCGTAATAAACTTATAGAGCTAGAAGTAATAGAGCTAATAGAAGCAAATAGCCAGGAACTTGTAAAAGAGCTAAAAAGCTTGTTATAATAGTAAATACTTTTACAATGGAATTGAAAGAAAGAATAAATACTCTTTTTCAAAAGTATTCAGTTAATCTAAATGCTAGCGAGCAAAATACAGAAGATAAAACAGCAGAAGAAGCTGTAAACTTTATGGTAGAAGGCAAGCTAAAAGACGGTACTATGATTTATTCAGATGCTGAAGAATGGGTACCAGGGGTTAATATCTATATACTTAACGAAGAAGAAGAAAAGATAGCCGTACCTACGGGAGAATACGAGCTAGAAGACGGTACTATAGTAGCTGTTACTGAAGGAGTAGTAGACGCTATTAAACCAGTAGAAGAAGTAGTAGAAGAAGAGCCAGCCGAAGAAGTAGAAGCTAGCCAAGACTACACTAAAGAAGATGTACTTAACCTTATTGAAAAAGCGGTAGATGCTTTGCGCACTGAGTTTAGTACACAGCTTGAAGCGAAAGATAAGGAGATTGAAACGCTAAAAGCAGAATTTAACCACCAGGGACTACCTAAAGCTGTAGCACCTAAGCAAAAATTAGATAGACAAGATTTTATAAAACTTTCAACAAAGGAGCGTATTAACGCACTTTACAATAAATATAACTAGAAAATGGCAAATTCATTAAATATAGCTAGTAGCTCATACAATGGAGAACTAGCACTACCTTATGTAGCCCCAGCGATTTTAGCAGCTGACAGTATAGCTCGCGGCTATATCACTGTTAAAGAAAATGTAAAATATAAAGCGGTACTTAAAAAGCTTAGCGGGTCTAGTATTGCAGCGGCTAGCTGTGATTTTCTCGCTACAGAAGATGCGCTTACTTTGGCTGAAGCTATCCTACAGCCTACCGAGCTTATGAGCAACGTACAGCTTTGTAAGAAAGATTTTAGACAAGATTGGGAAGCGATGCAAACAGGCCAGGGCTTTATTAACGATGAAGTACCAGCTAATTTTGAAGCTTTCCTTTTGCAATACCTAGCCGCTAGAGTAGCTGAAGCTATCGAGCGTAATATGTGGCAAGGGAACTATGACGGAGAAATAGCGGGCGCTGCACCTTATACCGATTTTGACGGTATTATGAAAAAGGTAGTAGACGGTACCCCAGGTTATGAAGACCTAGTAACGGGGGCCTTTACTGGTGATGCAGCTGCGGGTACTGGTATTATTACCCACTTGAATAGCTTAGTAGGTGGCTTGCCTGATGTTTTAGCTAATAGCGATAACACAAAGGTAATGATGAGCAAAAAAAGCTTATTCTTATTGCACCAAGCTTTCGCTAGTATTGGTACGGCTGGCGGGTATGCCCCAGCGGTAGGTACTGAGCGCCCAGCTACTTACTTGGGCTTTGATATTATTACACCAGCTGGTTTCCCTAACGATACTTTGCTAGCCGCTGAAGTATCAAATCTTTACTTTGGTACAGACCTTCTAGGAGATTTTAACCAAGCAGTTGTTGTTGATATGACCCAAACAGATGCAAGCGATAACGTACGAGTAGCTATGCGCTTTACAGGAGGTACACAAGTAGCCTTTTTAGGTGATGTAGCCACAGTGAGAAGAGAAGCTTAATAATAACCAAGATAGGGGGCCTAAAAACCCCCTTTCTATAATTTAAAAAATATGGCTTGCGATATAAACAGCGGAAGGGCTTACCCTTGTAAAGACGCTATAGGCGGTATAAAAGAGGTACTTTGGTTAAAGCATAGTAGTGTAGACTACGGGGCTATTACAGCTGGGGCGGTAAGTGATGTAGACACAGCGCCTACTTCTGGCGGTAGTATTACTTTTTATCGCTGGGAGCTTTCTAAAAATAGCGGTAGCTTTCAACAAAATGTACAAAGCTCAGTAGAAAACGGTACCGTATACTACGAACAAGTTTTGACTATCCAGACACCAAAGCTAAGCGCTGCGGATAATGCAGAACTAGCCGAGGTATTAAAGAATAGACTATCTATAGTAGTTAGAGATAACAACGATAACTACCACGTTATGGGCTACGCTACTGGCGCTGAAGTTACAGGGGGTAACTTTGGAACAGGAACAGCTAAAGGGGACCTTAACGGCTATAACTTGGTATTCACAGCAGAAGAAAAAGTACCAGCGCCTTTTGGCCCTGACTTTACAGATGCTGCGGTAGTAGGAGCCTTTACAGCTACTACAACTATTAGCCCTGAGTACTAAGAAATTTGTTTTAATTTAGGTAAGGTGGGGGCGGGCTTTTTTATGGGCTTGCCCCTTTTTTATTCAACTATGATAGAACTACTACCCAATACCAGCGGCCAGTTTATTTACTTGACCTTAAAAGAGAAGGCTAAATATATAAGTAGTGAATACTACCTAATAGAAATAGAAGGCGAATTTACCAGGGAAAAGCGCTATTTTGTGGCTGATATTGTTATAGATAACGAGCGCTATACTAAAATAGCTATAGACACAAGTACAGAAGCCCCTACTAGTGGTAACTTACTTATCACTGATACAGGCCAGTACTGGTATAAAGTTTACGGCCAGGATAGCGCTACTAATTTAGACCCTAATAATACAGTAGGAGAAATAGAAAGGGGGGTACTTCATGTACAAACCGAGCAAGAATACTATAATATACCTACTATAACCTTACCTAACAATATAGTGTACTATGATTGAAAACATAAACCTGGGCAAATATACTGAGCCAAGCTACGAAGAAACCCTAAACCGTAGCGGCTGGGTAGAATATGGTAAAGACAATTTATTTCCTGAATATCTTATAGACCTTTATAATAGTAGCGCTGTACACCACGCACTAGTAGACAGTATAGCCTATATGATATACGGCCAAGGTATACAGCTTACAGGAGAAGCACAGCTACAAATAGAAGCCTGGGGCTTAAATGAAGAAATAAGAAAGGCTTGCTTAGACCTTAAATTACAAGGGGGCTACTATTTACAAGTAAGCTACAGCCTAGATAGGACCTATATAAAAAGCGTAGAACATATACCCTTTCAATATATAAGAGCTGGGGCTATGCAAGAGAACGGCACAGTACCCTACTACTATCACTGTTTAGACTGGGAGAACTGGCGAAAGGTGGGAGTAACCCCTATTTGTTCTTTCGATGTAAACAAAAAGAATGAACACCCAGTACAGATATTAGCCGTAAAGCCTTTTAGTATAGGGGCTATGTACTACCCTAAGCCTGACTATATGGGTAGTATAAACTGGATAGAAATAGACAAGCAAGTAGCTATATACCACAATAATAACTTAAATAACGGTATGGCCCCTTCAATGGCTATACACTGGAAGAATGGGGTACCACCAAAAGAAGAAAGGCGGCAAATAAGGCAAGATATAGAACGGCAGATGACAGGGGCGCACAATGCGGGTAAGTTCTTTATGACCTTCTCAGACGGTGCAGACCAGGCCCCAAGTATTGAGCCTTTCGACTTGAGCCAGGCCAGCGAACAGTACCAGTTTTTAAGCGAAGAAAGCACAGCTAAAATAATGATAGGCCACAGGGTAACAAGCCCCGCCCTTTTTGGGGTAAAGACAGCGGGCCAGCTTGGGGGTACTGAAGAGCTTAAAACAGCTAGCCAGTTATTTAATATGAACGTAATAGAGCCGTACAGGGATATAATAAACCAAAGTAT